GCAGGAAACTATTATATATTTGTTTACAGACCAAAAACTCCGGGTATAAGATATGATCAAAATCCTCTAGTTGCAGTCACAAATGTTTTCTCTTGGGGATTTGTTGGAGTCAATTTTCACTGGGGTGAGTCGAGAAATTATACCTTTAATGAAATAGTTGGTGGTATATATCAAGTGACTGCTGAAGAGATAAAAGACCTTCAAGCATTACCTTTTGGAAAATATCGTCTAAATAGTTAAAAAAAGAGATATATGCCTAATTTTCCTCCTAATTACGCTGAACAAGAGAAGTTTTATGCATCTGAAGAATATCAGACAGGTGCAAAAGCAGCGATTGCAAATAATCAACCTTTACCAACATACCAAAATCCAAATCCTGTTTCAAATAGTAAAGTAACTTCACAACCTCCTCGAACTTCTAAAAAACGTGGTGGTATCTTGAGATACCCTTTGGAAGCATTGACAGGAACAACAGATTATTTACAGATTGATATAAAAGAATACATTAGACAACCCGGAAATACAAAACTTATTGGTGCAAAAGGATTCGGAAGAAACAGTTTGAATAATGCAGTTGGAGCAACTCGCTCTGGATCTCTTGCTACTAAGTCAGTTCAAAATACTGGAACAATTATTTTACAAATACCATCAGATATCAAAGATGGTAATAGTGCCAACTATGGTGATAGTAAGATGAATACTCTAACCGGTGCTGCAGCTGGTGCAATTGCTGGTGGTATGAAAGCAGGTGCAGAACTTGTCAAAGCACTTGGAAATGAAAAAACATTTAAAGAAGCGGGCGATACTATTAAAAAAGATATCGGTGCTAATCTAACTCCGGGAGAAACAGATGCCTTATTAAGTGCTGCACAACAAGGATTAACAGCGAAAGCAACATCCTCTGCATTAGGTATTTTTGGTGCGAACGTATCCACAGAACAATTACTTGCAAGACAAAGTGGTCAGATATTCAACCCAAACTTAGAATTATTATTTAATGGCCCTACCTTAAGAAGTTTCAGTTTTTCATTTAAGATGACTCCTCGTAGTGCTCAAGAGGCAAGACAATGTAAATTAATCATAAGATCATTCAAACAAAATATGGCACCAAAAACAGGTGGAGATACAATCGGTGGTAGTGCTGTGTTTATGAAGACACCTAATTTATTTGAACTTCGTTATCGAAAAGGAAATAGTGATCATCCATTCTTAAATAAATTCAAGCAGTGTTTCTTAACTAACTGTGCTGTTAACTATACAGGTGAAGGTGTTTACGCAACATATGATGATGCTTCACCAATCTCTATGCAACTTGATTTGACATTCAAAGAGATTGAACCAATCTACTTTGATGATTATGATAAGTCACCAACAGGAGTAGGATTCTAATGTATTTTAAAGAACTACCAACACTTAGATACCCGTCATTTTTATCAGATAAAAATTCATCACTAGACTATGTTGATGCAAAAAACTTATTTCGTCGTGTCAAATTAAGAGAAGACTTACAATCTATAATAACTCTTTTTGATAAGTATGAAATACCAGAAGGATTTAGACCTGAAAATGTAGCAGAAGAATTATACAACACAGATCAATTGGATTGGGTTGTCATAGTATGTGCAGGTATTGTCAATATTCGTGATGAGTGGCCCTTATCAAATAACGATTTATATGAATATTCTTTGAACAAATATGGAATCAATTTAAATAATGTTCATCACCATGAAACTATAGAAGTAAAAGATTCAAGAGGTAGAATAGTTCTCGAAGGTGGTAACGTTGTCAATAAAGAATTTAAACTTTCATATTTTGATAATGGGGAAGTAAAAACAAATGATCTTACTAAATTAGGAACAAACGTAGTTGCTATCAATGACCCTGTTGCATCTGTGAGTAATTATCTTTATGAGACAAACAGAAATGAGGAAAAGAGAAATATATTTGTTTTGAAAAGAGGATTCTTGCAACAATTCCTTGATGATTTTAGAGCGATTATGATATATGATCCCTCATCACAAAGAGTCAGTAAGAGTGTTATAAAAACAGAAAATACAAACTTAACAATGCCATAAAAAAAGGGGTCGTATGACCCCTTACTATTAGTCGTCTGCGAGTTTTTGGAAATACGATAACGTATCGTCATCTTCTATTTCACTTGAACTTCTTGCTACTGAGGAAACAGTTTCCCTTGGTGCAGGAGTTTCAACTTCGTACTCTTCTTCTTGAACCTCTGGATCTTGTGCAACTGGTGTAGCACCTCTCTTACCTAAGACATACTCAAGACGAGTCTTAAGTTCATCATAAGTTTTAAATTGAGACGCAGCACTGAACTCTTCAAGAGAACTTTGCTTCTTCCAGATTGCTTCCATAGCGTCGTCATCATCAAGTAAAGGACTTGGTGCAGCAAATTCAGAACTATCATAGTTTCTGTATCCTGCTACGTTCTTTGCCTTCAACTTGAAGTTTGCACCCTGCCAGAAATCGAACGGATCGATTGCTTCTTCATCCTCGAACTCAGGTTGCATTGCTGCAGTGAGTTTATCAAATATTTTCTTACCAAACTTATATAAGAATGTTTGACCTTCGTTCTCAGGGTTAGTAGGATCTTTTACAACGTAGATGTTTGCAATGTAAGTTAACTTACGTTTTTGCTTTCTAGCAAGTTCCTTGCCAGCATCTGTTCCGTTATTCCACAACTGTGAATTATATTCTGATACAGGATCTTTTTGACCAAGTGTTGTCAAAGAGTTCTCAATATACCATCCTCCGGGCCCTTGAAAGGCATGGGAATATAATTTAACAAATGGAAGATCTTCCTTGTCTGGTGCGGGTAAAAATCTGATAACAGCATAACCGTTACCTGACTTATCGACTTCGAGTTTCCAGAAACGGTCATCACCTGATGCACCGTTATTGTTCATCTTCTCGACTTCTTTAACTAACTTTGCAGTTAGTGAACCTAGTTTAGATTGCTTTTTTAAATTTGCAAATGACATTGGATTACCTTGGATTAATTTAGATTAAATTGGATTTACTTGGATATTATAACAAAGACAACACTCTTAGTCAACATTGACTCGAAGTGATTGTATTGTTTTGTTGATAGTATCAAAAAAGTAGTTTACATCAGTTTTTGGTGCAAACCCTAACATAGACATAGACTCCTTGAGATATCCAAGAGTATCTTTAGCCTCTTGATCATCTGATAAAGATAATCGAGTCCACATGATTCTCTGTTTATCAACAAGTGTCTGTAACTTATCAACATGCTCCAACTTCTGTTCACGAGTCATGGTGGGGAAATTCATGGCAGTACCATAAACTTCTCTTTGAAGTTCATTTATTGACTCTAGTTCTTGACGAACTATATCGGATTCAAAAAAGTTACTCATTTACCAGTTCTCTTACTATCTTTTTATATTGGAACACATTTATATTTATGAAAGGATCATACTTCCTAATTTTAAGACTTACGGTTTCCCACACAGGGTCAGTAAGTTTTTGATCGAACCTTTCACAAAACTCAAAGATCTTTTCAAGAACTACAAGAGTTTCAAGATCTATATGTCCACCCAAATATTTTTTAAGAACAATCGGGTGTCCATCGGAGCAGTCAAAAATGCTATCCAAGTCGTGTTCATTAAACAATTCAGTGACTTGCTCCTTGAATAAGTAACCAAGACTTTGTTGTCGTCTTGACCACTCATTATAATTCCTCTCACCGGAATTGATGATTTCACCAATCCATAGACCAGAGGGATTATCTGTACTAACAAAGTTAGACACAAGAAAATCTACAATCTCCTTATCAGGATATTTTCTTGATGTCTTCTCAAACCAATACTTGTCCTTCCTTTTATTGAAGGCAGTTATCTTTGCTCTCGATCTTCCTCCATACTTGAAGTAATCATACTTTGGGCTGGAGAAATGATTCTTGATTGAAAGATATGTTTGATAGGTTTCAAATGGTGTCACTTTCATCGTCAGTTTCTTCACTTTCTAATTCTGTAATTGCATCGACAGGGACTTCATTGTCACCTATCATGTACCAGTGTTGATCAATACCGATACTATCTGGTCTGACACCAAGATACTTAAGATCACTAAACGAGTGCTCTCGCAGCATTGCTTGCAATCGATGGTGGATTAATTCTGATTTAGATACTTGCATCATAAAGGTAGTCTAGCACGAGTTGTCTTTTTCATAAAGTTAAGACGGGTTGCGTCCCACTTCAATCTCTCTTTGAGAGACTTTGAAATGAGTTTCGTTACTGATTCTATCTCAAGATTGTTACTTTCGCAATAGTGGCAGATTGCATCAATGTAATTGAATTCTTCTTCCGCTACAATCTTTTCGATTTCGATGGCAAACTTTTGAGGAGTCAGAAACTTCTTCTCAATGGCCTTCTCAAGTTCTTTATTCGGTTCCATAGATCTCCAGTTTATCTTGAACAAACTTACTAACGTATTCTCCGAGTAGTTTGATGTACTTTGCTTTGTCGTATTCTTCATAAACAACACATTCTCCATTTTCACATGACATAATAATTACTAATTTTTTAATAGATATACCCGTCAGTTCATAAAGCATACAACCATATGCCATTGCTTGGACGAAGTAATGTTCGATCCACTCTTTTGGTTTTGGTTTTGCCGATGTTTTAAAGTCGATCACCGCCAGTTCATCATTGTATTCTGCAATACAATCAACAGTTCCTGCAATACCTAATTGCTTACTATACAGAGAACCTTCCAAAGCGTAAATATTATTTATTTTTCTGAGTGTAGATTTTGATATGTTAAATAAAAACTCAGAAATGGGAAGTCCTTCGGGAAGGTCGTTGTTTAGTAAAAAGTTTTCTGCAAGTGTATGAAAAGATGTTCCACGAGTTGTGGCAGCTTTCGTAATACGATCTGCCTCAACATCACCAACTTTCTTTCTCCATTTCACAAATATTTCTTTATTGAAATGACTTGTGACTGAAGTAATAGAAACTAATTTTAACAGTTCATCCTCGTCGGGAACTGAATAATAACGAACTCCATCAATCGTTTCCCTCGAAAGTTTGGGAAGTTCAAGTTCTACATGATTAAACATTACATACCTAGTTGTGTCTTTGCGATAATGTACTCTTTGACTAATCCAGAACGAACAACATCATCTATACCAAACTCTATAATATCAAATGATGGCATTGTCCGAACTATCTTCATGAAATCAATGATTCCATTCTTTTCGTTGGTCTTTTGTAAATCTGTCTGAGTGGCATCACCACAGAAACAGATTTTACTATTTTCACCAACTCTTGTTATTATACTATCTAATTCGTGAAAATTCAAGTTTTGAAACTCATCGACTAAAACAATACAATTATCAAGTGTTGTTCCCCTCAAAAATGAGGTGCTCCAGAATTTGATTGTTTCCTGAGCCTTAAGATTACCATAGAGCATTTCAAAGTCTGCGTCTGTTGGCATCTGGAACATGTACTTAACCATATTTTTATATGGTATTTGATATATATCTGCCTTGTCCTCGTGGTCTCCGGGGAGAAATCCAATTTCACGACAGGCAACTAAAGACCTTACAAGATAGATTCTCTCATAGGGTTTAGTTTCATCCATTACATCACATAACGCATTGTAGAGTGTTATAAATGTCTTTCCTGTTCCTGCAGCACCGTAAGCGATGATGTGCTTACTCTTATAAGATTCAAATAATTTTTTTTGATTATCTGTGAGTGGTTCTACATCAATTAAATATTCAGCATTTAAAGGTTTTTTCCTTTTGAATTGTTTCGCTGTCAAACCAACCCCAATCGGTTGATCGGAGGTTCTCTTTTTTCTTGGCATTATAGTTTTTGAACTAAGTTAGGATCGTTTCTTCTACGATGAGGTATCGCTTTCCTTGTCTTATCTAAAACATCATTCCAACCGGGTTTTGACTTTCTTAATTTATCTTTCCACTCACCAACCTCCCCAAATCCGGGAACTGTTGAAGGATCAGAGTAATCTCTTGTCCAATCGGGATTGTCTTCTGTCCATTTATCCCAATCATGAACACTCATAGAGACTTCTTTTCTCTCTCCTGTTTCTGTGTGTACTACTGGATAGGTCGCCATAATTTAATGTTAGATGTAGTTATTTAGACCCACTGAAGGGCTTGTGATACAATAGGAAACTGTTCGATAAAGACAGATCGACATGCCTCCGCAATGTCCATATGTTCCTTTTGTGTTCCGTGTGCAGATCTTAGATCAATATAGTGTATCCAAGAACGACAAGAACCTGTCATGTAAATTCTTGTTGGTGTACACAATGGTAGTACCATTCTAGCACATTCTTTTGCAACTCCCTCTTCAATCATTTGATTATACAGTGCTTGTGCAGAACTAAACAAAGTAATCATCTGTGCTTCTAATTTTTGTTGTATGAATGGATCTAAATCATCTATACTATTCTGGCGATTCTTTTTATCCTGTCTTCTCAATTCT